CCGCTGAACGAGTTTCCTGTTTTTCAACAGGAGCTTCGTTTGTAATAGTAGTGTCTTCAGGTTGTGAAGATTCAGGCATAGCAGGCTCTTCCGAAAGAAGTGAACGTCCGATTCCAATTGTGGGGTCAGCCGGAATCGAAACAAGGCTCAATTCGTGGGGCGTCCAGCTAGTAGCAAGCACACCCTCTTCGCGTTGCTCAACCTCATCGATTGAGTAGCCAAACGAAATACCGCGCAAGATGCCGTCTTTAACGTCATCTAGATACTGTTTGGCGAAATCAGAGCGCGAAAAGCGGATTTTTGCATAGGCACGCTTTTTGTCCTCATCCAAGTAAGCCCGCTCAACAACACCCAGAACTTTGTCTGGATTGTGGTTGAAGAGGAACGGGGCGCCATCATTCAGACGCATGAAGTTCGGTGCCTTGCTGTCGTGGCTGAGCACTTCGCTACCGAAATACCGGGCAACCGGGTACTCAGAGCTGAAGGGAAACTCAAAAGTTCGCTCGTCGAGAGAACGGATTTCGGTTGCCTCAGTGCGCTGCATGCGCTCTCCGACAACAGAACGCTTCTCCTCAGGCTCTCCAGCCCGAATTGGAGCAATTTTGGTCAGCGTGCTGAATCGATGCCCCACGCGAGTGTCGGTTTTTTCGCCGTCTCGATAGAGGCAAATCAACGCTGCAGGGTCGTCCTCAGTTCCGTTGATGGTGAACGACGAATCTGGAACGTCGATGCTGCCATCACGTTCAATTTGCTCGATCAAGCCACGAGCACGACCACCAGAGCTGTTCCAGGAGACAAAGTCCCCTACTTTCAGCTCATCCGGCGCGGCTCGTTGAGTTTCAGGTTCCATAGCCTTTTCGTTGGTGGCGGGCTCGAACTCAAGAGGTTCGTACTCATTATCGCGAAGCCATTGTCTAGCTTCGCTAGCCGTATAACGACTCACCTTGAATCTTATCGACTGAAGCTCACTACGATCTTCATCCTCGATAATTCCAAAAATAAAGTCGACTCCAGCACCACCACGATCATTTGATCGCCTAAATCGATCAAATCCGCCTGGATTTGCGATACGAGCAGCATGCTCGTTTGGATAAGGCCGCGCCATCTCAATCGATTCGGAGCGGTCTCGTGCGGCTTTGATGCGTTTTGACCGTGCATCAGACCAAGACTTGCCAGCATCGCCTCCCCAAGCAGCCCAAGCCACCCTTCCATTGCTGGGATAGCCATCTTCTCCAGGGCTAAATCCCTTGCCCTGTTTATCCACCTCGTGCCTCGCGAACCAAGCAGACATCGTGACAACTGTGTCTGGCGACAGCTCATTGCCGCTCAAAATCTGCGTAGCGCGGGTGCGTGCAACATCGGTGCCGCCACCCTCGCCATCAGCTTTCCAGTCGCGATAACGCTGAGCCTCAGTCCTCATGCCCTCGTTGGGCATCAGGTCGATCTCAACTCCGTTTACGTTTGCCATTTGTCCGCTTGCGGGTGGGCTGTGGCTCTTCTGATTCAAGCAACGAGAGCTGCATATCCTCGTCAGTCAAATCCAGATCCTTGTCTAGCTTGATCCCAGCTTGAGAAGCGATCTGCTGCTCACGGGCAAGCTCTGAGACGTTGTCATCAAAATCACCACCTGAGTAGGCAATGATTTGCTGCTTGGTCATGTAACCAGCCTGTTCGGCCTCGCGGTAAGCCTTGACCTCTTTCAGTGGGTCAACCCAGCTCCAGCCACGCGGCATCCAGCGCGGCGACAAATAACGCTCAGGACGCAGCTCGTAATCAGGAAAATCGCAGTATCCGCTCAGCACCGCAAGGTTCAGCCACTCACGGAACACCCGCATATGCAGGTTGTCGATCAAATACTTTTGAACAACACGCCAGTGCTCGCGATCCTCAAGCAGTGACAGTCGTGAACTGCTGTAGTTGGTGTCGCTGAAATCGCGAGACAAGGTCTCATACGAGCAGCCAAAGCCTGAAGCAAAGCGTCTAACTTTGTTTTTGACAAACATCTCAAACTGCTGATCTGGCGAATCGATATCAGGAACTGACACAGATTCGCCGGGCGAAAGATACTTAAATGTTCCCGGCTCAAATTCACTTATGCGTTGACTGTTTTCAACATCATCAGCGATAAGTTCGCCCTCATTATTAGTAATAAAGCCCATGATGCTTGCGCCAGCACGAGCACGAATCACAGCTGCTTCCTCATACCCTTGCAGCTGATGTGCATCTGCCATCACGCTGTGGAACCAAGGCACACCCCTGTTCTGGCCTGGCCTCTCAGGCATGAACAGATGAATTACGTCATCTGCAGGCAAGAACACATGCTTCCTGT